TGCATACAGCCCAGTCGGCGTCTTCCAGGGTCCTTGAAGATGGGGCTGCGCCATCAGCATCTTCCCCATCGTGGCAGCGAACTCGCTGTCACCCTTGTGCAGGTTCACGGGAAGTTTGCGGGTCGGAATGGTCTTCAGCTCTTCTTCGAAGGCGAGCCTAATCGGCTCCTTGGCGCGCGGGCGGTTCACCTCGCTCCACAACGTACCCAAGAACGCGCGATGGATGCGCGGATTGCGGTACGGCACCACGACCTCCAGACCCCACTTACGACCGAGTGCTTGGACGCCCTGGCTGCACGACTTGTCCAGATCCCAGTACCGCTGGCGGAGGTGGTCGATGCGCTCCGGAGTCGTGTCCTGCTGCACGTTGGTGCGCTCCCCGCGCGGCACACCCGCAGCCCGGTCGGCGTTGTGGCTGGCCCATTTGCTCAGCGCGAAATACCCGTCGGCCTGGTCGCCGGTGAAGATGGTGCTGGCTCCGAACTGGTGCGCCGTGGTGTGAATGGCGATGAGCGGCACCAGACACTCAATCTGCACCTTGTGCCAGTACCCCAACTTGATGACCTCGCGGGCACACGCCTCCAGTTGCCCTGCCGTCATCGGGAAGACCGCCGGGTGGAACTCCAGGTCGTGTGCCTCGGCGCAGCTCTTGGCCATCTTGAAGTCCGTGGATTGATGCGTGCTCGGCGTGTAGCTCACGATGATAGGGCGCATCTTGGCGGCTAGCATGGCCGCCAGAATGCTGCACGAGTCCACACCACCGCTCAAGGCCACCGCAACGCGCTCGTGTCGGGAGTACAGGACGTCCTCCAGGAGAACGTTCCTGATGACCTTCGCAATCCGTTGTGCCGCAGTCATCGCACCAATCCAATGGTCCAGGTCCAGCGCAGCCCCGAGGAGGGGGTCCGCTCGCACATGTACTTGCTGCTGCCGATGTACCGCACATCTCCCTCCGCATTGCAACGCTCTCGCTTGTCCGGGCTGGCGCTCGCCACGATCCAGAGGACCAGTGCGGCGACGACCACAGCTCCGAGAACATACTTCACCGAGAAACCCTTTCGTTGAGCACAGCGATGGTGCGGTTGAACGCTTCGTGACTGAGCACGCCCTTGGTCCAGGTGCCGTACCGACCGACGCGGAGGATGGAGGGATTGGCCTGCGGCACGAGATCCGGCTGCCAGCAGTCGCACGTGGTCGCCAGGGGCTTGCTGAACGGCACCACGCCGGTGAACGGCGGACGGGGGCGCAGCCCCGGCCACTCGGCCGTCTTGTACCCGAAGACGTTGGAGACGCGGTACCACCCCGTGTCGGGGTCTCCGTTGCACACGATGGTGTCAGCCGGGCACGGCACCGGCACACTCTGCCCGCGCTCCGGGGCGTCGCCGAGAGCCCAGCAGTCCTGGCTGCGGAAGGCGTGCTCTTCCCGCTGACACAGCACGGGAAGCGGGATGCTGCTGATCGTCAGGTCAGGCTGGAGATGCGTCAGCAGGTCGGGGATCGTGTCGGGATACAGCTCGCAGTCTTCGATGCTGCTTTCGTACCAGTCGTACAGCTGGCGGTACGCCTCCCGCAGGTCCCACGCCGGATGCGTGCCGTGCAACGCGGCGGGGCTGACCTGACCGGCCATGAGGCGGCTCCCGTACACCTTGGTGGCGTAGCCCTCCTCGGTGCCGTTCAGCAGGTAGTGCACGGTCGTGGTCGGCAGGATCAGCCCCGGTATGGGGCCGTGCAGGTACTGACAGCCGAACAACTCGGACGGGCGCTTCTTGCTCACGACCTTGATCTCCACGTCCGGCATGAAGCTGGCCGCGTGGGCTGCGAGGAGGCCAGCGGGGCCGCACCCCAGGATGAGCACCTTCACCAGATAAGTCCTTTCGCACGAACGTGTTCGACGAACGGCGCCGGGATGACGCGCTCGTGGTCCTCCAGGAGATCGCTGTCCTGCTTGCTGACGCTGATGGTGTAGTCGAACGTCTCCGTGTTCTGCGGGAACAGGAACGGCATCTCCATCGGAGTCGTGGGGAAGCGCTGCGCGTAGTGCGTGGGGTTGAGGCGGATGAGCTCACTGCGGTTGCTGGCCAGGAACCAATGCCCACCGATCCAGCGCGGAGCCAGTGGTGCCAGCTTCTTCCCCGCTCGTGCCAGCATGCCCCACGCAGAGGCGTACGGGTTGTCGCGATCTTCATCAGACCACGAACCCAGGTCGCGCTTCTGGCACTCCACCTGCATCCGTCGCAGATACAGCAACAAGAACCCCTCGTACCCGCGCCATTGCTTCACGGCCAAGAACCGGGATCGAGGGGCGAACTCGCACAGCACCGCCAGCAGCCCCTGCATGTCGTGGAGCTGTTGCCACAACAGGTCATCGTCGAGTACCGCCACCGATTTCAGATGGTCGGAGTATGGCACGTACACCTTGAACATCAGAAGTCACCGCCCTGCCAACGACTCTCGTCAAAGACGACCTCGGCGCGCTCCAGGCCTGCCTGCCCTTTGATGGCCGTGATGATGCGATCCCACGTCCGGTCCGCGTCTTCCGGGCCCGTGATGCCGTGCACCCGCACGATCCACTCGCCGGTGAACCCGGCGTCCTTGTTGCTCATCAGCCCTCCTGCCGAGTGGCGGGAGCGAGGTAGGGGTTGCACGGCGTGACCCGGGAGGGTGTGGCTTCGGCGGTCCTACCTCGCTCCACTGCACTGGTCGCCCGTCCGCGTTGCCCACCAGGCGACCACCGCAGCACCAGCATGGCGCACGTGACGGCGTGGCGCCACGTCTCTACTCGTCCCACTCCTCCTCCAGCTTCTTCACGATCTCAATCATGCCCGGCTCGGCGCGCATGTAGCCCTTGCTCATCTGACGCACCATCTTGTGGACCTTCAGTACCCGCACCACTTCCTGTGCCTCGAGACGACCGAGCGCGGCGAACTCTTCGAAGTCACGAAGCTTGAACGGGTCACCACCCACGGACTGCAGGACGTCGAACACGTCACTGCGCTGACGCAGGTAGTCCAGGATGAACTCCTTGTTGGCCCGCGCCTTCTCCCGGTCTCGCAGCACGCGGGCGCTGTGGTTCTTGTAGCCCATGCTGGGCATCTTGTAGAAGCGATCCAGCAACTTCACTGCCGCCTCAACATGTTCTGCCTTCACCACCAGGCACTCGCCCGTGGTGTCGCTGCTGAACAGCCGGGCTGCGACGGCCACGGCGAGGCGGGCGATCTTCAACCGCACGTTCTCGACCTGGATCAGCGGCGGCTCCGTGATGTACTGGCTGCCCAACTTCTGGGCCTCGTCCAGCACGCGGCTCTCGACGCCTTCCTGCCAGATGATCTGGTCCACGCTGCGACTCCAGGCCCACGTGACCAGGTCGCTGCACAGCGTCTCCGTGTAGCGGTGTTTCACGGTGGGCGGCTCATCGCTGTTGATGGTGGCGCTGTCCACCTCGCTGCTCGCCACCGCCATCGCGAAGTCGAATCGAGCGACGTCTTCTGGGTTCTTGGCCAACGTCTTGATCGCGTCGATGGCGCCGTTACTGAGCTCGTTGAGGCGTCGGCCATCCGCCGGGTTCGCGATCCAGATCAGTCGGGTCCGCGCCTGGGTCTCCTGCTTCACGATCTTGTTGATCTGCGCCTTGCCACTGCTGCGGACGCTGGACATCTGCTCGATGATGCCCTTCTCCGCAATGCCACCGAACTCGTCCAGGACGACCAACCGCGTGTCGTTCAGCGGGATGGTGCCCCAGCTCACCATCCACGTGTTGGCCAGCTGCTGCGCCCCGCCCACCAGACCGGCAAACGTGGCGCCCTCGCAGGTGGTCAGCACTCCCGCGCGGTAGTGGCGGCACAGCCGATGCGCCGCTTCGCTCTTGCCGGTACGGGTGTCGCCGATCACCAGCAACTCCAGCCAGCCCTTGCCCACGTCGACGCCCTTGAACCGGAAGTTCAACGCGCTGTGCCACACCAGGTCGTACGCGATGTGCAGCTCTTCACGACCAAAGATGCGCGTCACGTTGGCTTCCAGGTCCTGTGCGATCTCCCGCATCTTCTGGATGGGGCGCTGACCCGGCGCCGGGTGGAACACGGACAACCGCTTCTTCATCGCGGCGTCCATCACGAACTCCTCCAGGCTCGTGGTGGTGCGCTCGCTGACCCACGTCTGCAGACTGGACCGGCGGTCGCGCTTGCTGGTGGTATTGACCCCCACGAACTTAATCTTCGTGTTGACCGGCGTGTCGAACTGCCCGACGTTGTACACTCGGCGGTCGACGGGGTTCACGCTGGCCACCTGCTCGTCGGCGGGCGGCACCGTGATGAGCTCCTCCACCGAGTACATCTCCCGCTCTGTGATCTCCACGTCCGGGCACGTGTGAGGGATCCCGCTGTGCCGCAACATGACCGCACGACTTGACTCGGTGTTCTTGTCCACCAACTCCAGGATCAACGGGTCGTGCTCGGGGACGTCTACCTCCAGATGGTTGCGTCCGCTGATGGGGCACCGGCTGCATCGCGCCCCACCACCTTCGTTGCAGTTGAGCTCGATGCGGCGCGGCATCATGTACGCGGGCTGCACCTTGCCTGCGACTTGCGCCGTGAACTCCAGCGGCACCTCGTGGTACCGCGCATCCATGCTGCGCTCCAGCGTCACCTTCTTCGGTTGTTGCGCCCGGATGTGGCCGAGGTGGGCGGCCTTGCTGACGCGATTGCGGGCCTCCTCCATGAGGCCCTTGAAGTCGGCGGCGGTGTGACCCTGGTCCACGAAGTAGTTCGTGAGGTCTGCGCCCTTGTCCTTCAGGGGCAAGGCAATGACGTGCACCTTCTTGGCGTACCGCTGAAGCTGCCCCTCGACCTTACGCGCGCCCCGCCGCCCGGTGTCGTCGCAGTCGTAGCAGATGAAGACGACCTTGTCCTCGAACTCCAAGTTCCAGCGCGCGTCCCACGCCGTGGCGCCCGCCGTGTGGCTCATCGTGGGAAGCCCGTACTGCTGGCCGATGATGGCATCCATCTCACCCTCGACCAACACGATCTCGTCGTGGTGCTCCAGTACGTCTGGAAGGAACAGACGACGGCTACCGGTGCCCCGGCTCCAGCTCATCATCTTGTCCTTGGGCTCGGTGGCGTTCGGCTTGTACCGCCGCACGTTCACCAGCTTGCCCTGCGCGTCGCGCACCGGAATGGTGAAGCGTCCTTCGTGGAACCCGATGCCGAACTTCTCGATGGTCTCCAGACTGAGCCCGCGCTTCTCCTTCATCAGCAACATGTTGGCCGCACTGCCCAGCAACCGCTCCGTCGCCTCCTGCAGGAACGCCTCGCTGGGCAACTTCGCTTCCGGCGTGGGGTTCTCGCCGACCGGCGTCTTGCCGCCCCGGCTGCGGCCGGACGGGGAGGGGAGGGTGCCGTCATCGCGCAGCAACTGCGTCAGGTCCTTGATGGACAGACCACCGCAGCCCGCGAAGCACTGGAACAGACCAGACTTGAACTTGAAGCTGGCGGACGGTGACGACGACGTCGTCGGGTCTTCGTGCAGCGGGCAGTACGCGCGGTGCTCGCCGTCGCTGGCCGCGCCCACAAGCCACGGCGCGAACAGCGCTCTGGCGTCAGAGATTGTGCTCATGGTTCTCCGAGATCTATTCTGCCGCAGTGCCGTCGGCGAGCATTCGCCGAGCGATGTCGTTGATGCTTTCGCCTTCCTGATATCCCTCGTGAGCGTGGCCGAGAGGAGTACCCGCCTTACCCGCGTCAAAGTGTAGGTCGTCGTGCATCACGAGACGTTCTTCTACGGTGCCCTGCCCCAAGACGCCGTCGTGGTGGTGATGTAGGTGTTGGTTGATTGCTCGCTTTCCTTCGTACGATGGGCGGTTCTTCCGGGGCTTGCCGGTCACTCCTCGTCCTCGGGCATCATCTGCAGCAGGGCAGCGCGGTCCCGCACGGCTTCCGTCGTGCATGCCTTGGTGCGCTGGCGGATGGCGCGCATCTCCACCGTGAACTTCCGTTCACACAGCTGCTCGATGGTGTACCCCGTCAGCTGCTCCAGGCCAATGGCGAAGATCTGCGAGCACAGGTCCTTGTTGGGGCGCAGGCACATCTTGGCGAGCGTCGTCACCAGCTCGTACGCCTGCGCATCCACCATGACCACGGCGCGCTTGCCGGTTTCATGCCACTTCTTCTCTCGTGCACCACCCCACCCACCATCACCCTGCGAAAGGGCATCATCCGCCATCACCATTCCTCCTCCTTATATGAGAGATGATGTGTTTGTAGTAAGTAACTACTACTACCTACTACTTCGAGTACTACTGCCGCAGGACCCGGAAATCTGAAGTTGTATGAGTGCTGCCGAGGGCCGCCCCCACACCCTGCCCTACCGCAGCCCCAGAAACAAACTCGTAGATGTTTCATGTACGAATCACCGCATTCGTTAACCGTCATCCCTCCCCCCTACCCCCGGGCGGGGTGCGCCCAAAAAAATTCGGGTAGGGGGCTTAACGCGCGCGTACCCCCCACCCCCATTTTTTCGGGTACCCCGGTAGTCCTTTTTGGGGCGGAGGGAGAGACGTGTGTAGAAGGCCTGTCGGGCACCACGCGCCGAACAACGTATCTCTGTGGCCCCACGTCGTCGCTGGGCGGGCGCGAGGTGGCATGCGAGACAGGGTAGGGCGACGGCCGTGCAACGCGGGCACCATGAAAACCAGTTGCGAGTGTAGACCGTCGCGTCGAAAGGGCGGACGTCCCGAAGGAAGCCCGCCCTGTTCGCGCGGAGAAGCGGTGGCTCAGAACGAGGGGTTCTGCTCCTCGGCCTTCTCCAGGATGAGGTCGATCAGCTCTTCCTCGTCGAGACCCTTGAGCTCCGCACGCGTCGCGCCGAACTCCTTGGCCTTGGCCGTCAGCTGCTTCAGGTCGAGGTCTTCCAGCTCCTCTTCCAGCGCATCGAGGTCGATGCCGTCACCGGACTCCTCGCCGTCGCCCTCCGGGAACTCCTTGTCCAGAATGAGCTCCACGAGCTCCTCCTCGGACTTGCCCCGGTAGTCCGCCAGAGCCAGCCCGGCTTCCTTGGCCGCCTTCTTCAGCGCCGGGAGCTTGAGATCGCTGAGCTCCTCCTCGCGGGCCTCGCGCGCCTCGTCGTCCGTGGCAGGCTCGTCATCCTCCGGATCGGGATCCGCCTTCTTGCTGCGGCCGGACGTCTTGGCGGCGGGCTTCTTGTCATCGAAGTCCTCGTCGTCCGCGTCGTCCTCGTCGTCCGCGTCAGCAGACTGCTCCGACGGCTTCAGGACGTTCTTCACCTTGGGCCGCAGCTCGTCCTGGTAGTCCTCGGTGATGATCTGCACGCGGCAGTCGCCAGCCTCCTTCATGATCTGGTCGTAGGTCTTGTTGATCTCGCCCTCCGGCTCGATCACACCCAGCGCGACCAGGATCTGTTGCGTCTTCCACTGCGCGTTGTCCATGTCGCTGTAGACCCACCCACGCCACCCCGCGTACTTGCCGGTGGTGATGTCGAAGGTCCACACGATGGCCGTGTCGCCGGTGGTGTGCGCACCCACGCTCGTCAGCTTGGCCGGGTACAGGCCACGCGGCGGAGGGGGGCCGTCATAGCCGCCCCCGGACTCCTTGTACTCCACGCCCTTGAAGCTGCCGGAGATGCCGGTCTCCTGCGTGATGACCTTGCGGGCACCACGGGTTGCTCGTCCTGCCATGTGTCATGCTCCTCTGCGTGACCGACGGGTGCGGGTCGTTGCGCCCGCAGCGTTCTGTCGTGCTTCTTCAGCGAGCTCCAGCAGGAGCGGAATGGTGGGGTTGTCCACGTACTCGCCGAGGCCGACGCGGTTCTTGGCAAAGATGCCCGGGACCGCTTCGGTGTACAACCGGCGCACAGTCGGCGCCTTCTTGGTCTTGCCCTCCTCCTTCTCACCACGAATGACGTCAAGGTGGCCCACCAGCGTCACCTTGCCACACACCTTGCGGCTCAGCTTGCCGTTGTTCTGGCTACCGAGCATCGGCATGGCGGTGGACGTCTCGTTGCCCTCGTCATCCATGCCGTCGAGGTCCATCGTGTGCGCGGTGTAGATCACGTTGATGGGCAAGCGGTTGAACGTGTCAACGATCTTCATCATGCGCATGTCGCGCGTGGCGTAGTCGTCGATGGCCATCCGGTCGAGACTGCGCCGGGGGTTCTTCTTCTTCCCTTCGATAAGGATCTCTTCGATGACCTTGTCCTCGAGCTCGCTGGCGGAGTCGATGGACACCCATTCGAAGTCCTGGCAACCACTTCCGTTCTCGAAGTAGTCCTGCGCCTCCTCGAAGTCCTTGGCGCTGTGCAGGACCCACTGCTCGGCCTGGCTGCCCGCGTACGCGGCGGACTGCGTGCCCTCGGCCTCAATGGTCAAGAACAACAGCTTCGGCGCGGTACCCGCCAGCACGGTCTTACCGATGCCTGCGTCGCTGTGGATCAGCCAGTTGTGGAACATCACCGAGTCAGTCAGCTTGGTGATGGCGGTCGGGCGCCCGGTACTGCGGCGGCTCGTACGCCGCGTGCGCTCAGCCACGGTAACCCGTGTCCCGCGCGAAACTCGGTCCCTGCTGGCTCATGTACGGCGCCTCGCGAGCGGGCTGGTCTTCGCCGTCACGTGCGTGCTGGAACTCCTTGGTGCGCGCCATCTCCCGGTGGTACACGTCGAGGGCTTCCCGCACCCCCACTGCCGCGTGCCGCAGCCCCGCCGCTTCCACGCGGAGGAGCATCATGCGGTCTTCCAGGTCGCGGGCCTCCGCCTCCTTGCTGGACGCCGAGCTGGAGAAGTCCGCGTGCAGCTGCTCCAGGTAGTTCTCTGGACTTGGTTCCCGCTTCACCTGGTTGGCCTCTTCAATGCTAGCCAATGTGCCCTCCTAGTTCGATGCCGTTCTGTGCCATGGCTTCACGGTGGTCTGCGTACACGTCTTTGACCACAAAGAACTCATCGCGATAGTCTTCCCATCCGTCGGCCTGCTGCTCGTGCAGTGTGCACAGGTCGAACAACGGACAGCGCGGGCAGTCGTAGTTCGTGCGCTTCACGATGGGGATGAGGCCGCGACGCATCTTGTCGATCAGCACCGCGTCTTGCTGCACCCGCTGGGCCAGCATGGCCTGTGCCTGCGGGGTGCGGTGCACGGGGTGCCGAGCGAACCGGGGCGTGGGCTGGCGCTTGCTGACCGTGCCGTCTTGGTTCAGCGCGTGCCCGGCTGCGTTGGTGGGGCGGGGGTCGGGCTTGGTCTTCTTGGCGTAGTTGAAGATGATTCCTTCGATCTCATCCTTCTTCGTCAGGACGCCCTTGTGCACCAATACTTCCTTCGCGACCCACAAGTACGATCCCGCCTGGTCGTTGAGCTCCAGGTAGTCCGGCTTCGGGAGCTGGCGCGCGGTCTTGTGGTCCCACAGCCACAGCTTGCCGGTGCGCCGGTTGCGCATGAGCGCGTCCCACGTTCCGGCGTACACGGTGATGAAGCGTCCGGGATACTTGGGGTGAGGAACGTCAATCTGGAAGGGCTGCTCCGTGTGCAGGCACTCCCACTCCTCGTCCGTCCCGTACTTCTTCCGGTACTCCCGGAACATGATCTCCATCAGGCTGTCCGCGCTGATGAGCTCCACGTCGCGCTTGCTCGTGCCCTCTTCCGGCTGCCCATCGTCGTCGAGACTGATGTCCGCCAGATCGACGCCGACCTTGCGGCGCCCCAGTTCCAGGTTCTCCAACGCCGCGTCGATGGCGTCCTGTAGGCGCCCCCGCTTCCGCCCCACGGGGTAGTAGAACTCCATGCCGTAGTGCCACGCGCCGCCGAAGAGCGCCCACGTGGGCTCCCGCTTCGGCCGCAGACCTTTGTTCCACACCATGTCCCACTTCCATGGACAGTGCAGATCGCTGCGCTCGCTGTTGCGCAGAAGCGGGAGTTGTCTCACCATCGGAAGATCCTCCACCAACCGTGACCACGCCGGGAAGGCTTGCCGCGCCAGTGTTCCTGCGGCCACCCCTGACCGGTGCACTGCACGTGCGGCCAACGCGGGCGGCGGACACTACACCGGTTCAGGGGTGGCATGACAGCCGCCCTAGTGCTTGACGGGGTTGAGGCACTTGGCCTCGATCAGCATCAGGTCGGACGCACGCACGTCCTCTTCCTGATGGCTGTCCGGGACGACGTTGTCGTCGCTGAGGGCTTCCCACTTGCCCTCCTGGATGTCCTTGGCCAGCTTGTTGAACGCGCGCTGGACGGTCGTGCCGCTGGACTTGGCCGTGAACGGCTGGACCTTGTTGCCCTCGCTCTTGAACGTGAAGGTCAAGTCGTAGTTGAACGTCTTGTTGGCCATGCGTCATCTCCTGCCGAGTTGAAGCCACTGTTCACACTGAACGGTGGGAGCGATACCCGGGTGCGCTAGGTCGGGGGTAGGTCTAGCGCGCCGCCGGGGAGGGCGGTTGCTCCGCCGGGTATCACTCTCACCCCTCGGGGTGAAGATCAGAAGTTCGCCGGAGCGCTGCGACGCCGACGGGCCGGAGCTGCCTTGGCCGGTGCGGTCTCCGTCTGCGCTTCGTCCGGGGCGTCAGCAGCCTTGCGCCGACGGCTGCGGATGGGGGTCACGCCAGCCTCCTCGGAGGCGTCGTCAGCGACCTTCGGCTTCGCGGCCCGGCGGCGGGACGGCTTCACCGGTTCCTCGTCCTCGTCCTCGTCGGGCTCCTCGGCGCGGGCCTTGGCCTTGGCCGCCTTGGCTTCGGCCGCCTTCTCGCGGGCCTCGTCGACGCGCTCGGCGTACGCCAGGTACTCGTCGGACTTGCGGAACGCGGTGCGCTTGCTGGTGACCAGGAAGATCGCCTCGGGGGAGACGTCGACGCCGGTCTCCTCCTTCAGGAAGTCGCTGAACAGCTCGTGCATTTCACCGGGGCCGCGTGTGGTGCCGCCCTCCTCGGTCTCTTCCGGCTCGGGAGCCGGGGCGGTCTTGGTCTTCGTACCTCGTGCCATGGTGTTCCTCCGTGAACTGGTGTCAGGTCGTGGCGTTCAGCTTGGTGCATCGTTGGTGCGAAGTGCAAGTTGGAAGTCAGTCGTTCTTAGTCTCGGACAGAGTCCTTCTGCGCGCGAAGTGCACGCGGTGAATGTGCGGCCTTCCTTCGTGGTAAACCGCAGCACCGGCACGATTGCGCGCCTGGCTGCGGGACCAGGGGGTGGGGGTCTTGTCCAGCGGCATCTGCGCCCACGCCCGGTGTGCCACCACGTAGCAACCCCACGCCAGCAGTGCGAGCACCACGAACGCGATCAGGGTGATCACTGCTGAGCCTCCGGCCCAGTCACACTGTTCATGACCATGCGCACACCACACCACGACATGCCTTCGCAGATACAAGGCCCGTCGACCGGGTCGCCGTCGTAGAAGGTGCACCGCGTGCCGATGTGCCGTGACGCATAGTGCCCGCAGCTCTCACAGAAAGCACCGGGGCCCGCGCGGAGCAGGTTGTCGGCAGCCTCCTTCTGTTGCTGCGCAATGAACTCTCCCGTGGGTGCCCTCCCCTCCACCGCCAGTGCCGCCACCGCAGCGAGGCACGACTCCTTGGCCTGCCCGTACGTCACGCCCATCGTGCACGCGATGTTTTCGATGGTGTTGCTGACGAGGGCGTGTTCCTCGGGCGTCAGTTGCTCCGCCATCATTCTTCCTCCATGTCTGCCAACGAGTCTGTCATCATCTCGCGCACGTAGGCCAGCCCGCGTGCCCCGTCCAGCACCGCGTGCTGGGCCCGGCGCTTCATCTCGACGCTGTGTGCCTTGGCGAAGTCGATGCTGCCTTCCGTGCGGTAGTACAGGATGTCGACGTGGTGCATCCGGCTGGCGCGGTGGATGCGGTCCTCCAGCTGTTCGTTGTCTTCCGGGTTGTCCATCTCGTCCATGATGTGCATCTCGTCGGCCGCGTCCAGCGTGATGGAGATACCCGCCGCCTTGCTGCTGACCACCAGCACGCGCAGGGTGGAGCTGGTGGTGTGCTGCCACTCCTCCATGATCTTATCCCGCGCGGCGTCACTGGTCTTGCCGTCGATGCGCAGGTACGCCACCGCGTCGGCGCGCAGCCGTCCGCAGATAGCATCCAGGAACTCCGTGAACTCACTGGCAATGACCAGCTTCGGCCCTGGCGCTCCTTCCAGGATGCCGCGCTCCTCCAGCTTCTCCCAGAGCTGCTCCAGCTTGCCGCTCTCGCCGGTGAACTTGACCGTGCCCTTGTCCATCCTGATCTCGCCGTTGGACACCTGGCGTTCCCGCATGCGCAGGGCCAGCCCGCCGTTGCACGTGACCACACCACCCGGCACCTTGGCCTCGGCGAAGTCCGCGAACGCCCTGTACTGCTTGGCCTGCTTCGGGGTCATGTCGCACACGACCTCGATGTAGTTCTTGGGCGGCAGTTCCGGCAGGACCTCCGCCTTCGTCCGCCGCAGCACGCGCGCCCCCAGCGTGTGCAGGAACGCCTCCATGGCCGCCACGGCCTCGTCCTCGCTGGCGTTGGGGCTCAATCCCTTCAGACCCTTGACCTCCTTGACCGTGACGCCCCGGCGGTTGATGACCTTCTCAACGATCTCGAAGTGCGCCATGGCCCAGCGCCAGAACGAGGGGTACTCGTCCGGCCAGAGCCAATTCAACGTGCCGAACATCCCCTGGATGCGGCCACCACGCCCGAACGGTGTGCCGCTGACCGCGTACCGGCGTGCGTCGTCGCGCTCAGGCAGCAGGCGCAGCCCGCGCCCCATGAGATTGCCCTTGGCGATAGTCAGACTGCCCAACAGCTTGTGGCTCTCGTCCAGGACGATGGCAGCCCATCCCCCACCGAGCGTGGCGTTGTCGAACAATTGCGAGAAGCTGAAGCCGACCGCGACCTGGTCTTTGACGCGTCGGTCCGGTTCCTTGCCCGTGGCCTGCGCTACGCGATGCTGCTCGTGTAGTGGGCACTGGCCATCCGCGCTCTGCAGGAGATGATGGCACGTAGCGACCTTCGTGCCCCCGGCGGTGTAGCAGGGGTCGCCCATCTCCACGCGCAGCATCTCCGCCACCACCACCACCACACGCAGCACGTGCGGGTGCTGCGCCACGTCAGCGGCGAACTGGGCCAGCACCTTCTCGCGCTTAGCGCGCGTGCCCTGGCAGAGGTACACCGGCACGTCGGGGGCGTGCTGGTTCCACTCCTTGCCCCACACACGCTTCACGCTGGGTCGGGGGCAGGTCACCAGCACCGGCCCCCGCACGTCGGCCTCCAGCAGCCCCGCGATGATCTCAGCGGTCTTGCCCAGTCCGGGCGTGTCAGCCACGATGCCACCGTTGCGGTAGGCCTGCGCGATCCACTGCGCTCCTGCGCGCTGGTAGGGCCTCAGCCACGACGCCAGGGCTGCGGGGACGCGGGCCAGGGGAGCGTCACCGGCCTGGGCCAGCGCGCGGTGTGCGTCGGTCTCAGCGGCCTTCACGCGGTACCACTGGCTCAGGTCGATGCCCACCTTCAGCATCGGCCCAAACGCAGACCGCAGCGCGAGGCACGTATCTGTCGTGAGCGGGTAGTGCCACACCTTGTCGGAGCCACGGAAGCGCCCACCCGGGACGCGCTTGCACCGATCCAGCATCTCCTCGAACTTCGTTCCCTGAAGCCGGGTGTGCACGTCGATGCGCTTGCCGTCCTGACTGATGAACGCTTCCGCCCTGCCCACGACTACCTCCTCTTGCCCTTGCGTGCCGAGACAGCCAAGTACACCACAGCCGCGAGAACCGCGATACCGAAGTACGGGTGTTGGACCACTTTCCCCATGAGATTCAGGAACAGGTCACCCCAGCTGTCGGCCGACGAGTCCAGCATCTTGATCACGTTCTCTTCGGGCGTGCCCGGCTCCACTACTTCCCCTTCTTGATGATGCCGTACTTGCGGTACACGGCGTAGTACGCGGGGTACCCGCCGCCGTTCATGTAGGCCTCGTGGGCTTCTCGGTCAATGCGGTCGCGGCGGTTGCCACGCTTCACGATGTACCACTGGGCCCACAGCATGAGGGCGGCCAGCGCCACGACCGCGCTGACGAACACCCATGCCTCCGTGGCGGTCACAGGCCGACCTTCTCAATCTGGTCGATGTACACGCTGCGGAGCGGACCGCTGAGGCGGCTGCCCTGCTCGGGCAGCTCGTAGAACTTCAACACGCGGCCCTTCTTGCCCAGCACCACCTCGGCCTTGTGCAGCGGGCTCACGATGGCGGTCTGCACGCTGCATACCACCGTGTCCCCGGCGCCGAGGCGCGTGGTCCACTCGATCTCCTTGCCCTTGACCGCGTCCAGCACTTCCCGGTCCAGTGCCTCCTGCGGGAAGAAGGGCTTGCCGGGCTGCGTGATGGCGCGCTCTGCCTTGATGGCCTTGGTCTCGCGCGGCACGGAGGTGTCCTTGTACGTCGCCCCCCAGGCCTTCTCCCACAGCCTGCGTGCGTGCGCCGCCCCGGTCTTGCCGGTCTTGACGCTGGCGCCGTGGCCCTTCAATTCCATCTGGTGTGCGATAGCCCACCACGCCAACCCGCGCGCCCGCAGCTCGCGCACCTGCACCGCCAGCGCGTAGTCTTCGTCGCTGCACCCGTCCTTGCGCTGGTCGTTCATCTCGACGTGGGTCCCGCGCTTCGCCAGCACAGCAGCGGTCTCCTCCGCGATGATCTGCGTGGCCTGCTGCTCCGCCTCGGCCTGCGCTGTGCCGTTGCGGCGAGCCCGTGCTGCGCGCGGGGTCTCCCGGGACACCCGGCGCGGCTGACGCGGAGGCTCGGGGATCTGGTTCTCCGCCTCCAGGCAGTTCGCGCAATCGACGGGCGTGGTGGTGTGGCCGTAACGCCCATGCGTCGGCCTCCCGGTCTGGTTGCCCGTTCGGCACGCGGGAAAGGCCCAGTCCACGCCCGAGTGTGCGCGGTGTACGACGCCTCGGCCGCTGGCCAGCTGAACGTTCTGAACGGTGGGAGCAGCAGCGCGCGTGCGTCGTGCCCGGGTGGCCGTAGCCATGGTGCCCTCCTGAGAAGTGGTGCGGTGCCGAGAAATGTAGGTCAGATGAGCTCGAGGGCCAGCTCCAGGCCCTTGTCCGTCACGGCGTAGTGGAAGATCTCCGCGCGGCTGTTGCGGTCGCTGTGGATGTCGCGGGTCACGTTGGTGATCTCCACCAGACCCCGGTTGGCCAGGCCGTTCACGGTGATCTTCTCGTTACCCTTGGCGGTGGCCGTGGTGTTCTCCGCGACCACCAGCAGCAATGTCTTCATGCGCTCGGTGAGAGTGGTGAGCGGCTTGATGGTGGTGTTGGTCATGGTGCCCTCCTGCGGTTGTGCTTGCCGATACGAGAACCTTCTCACATCTCGCGGCGAGTTCTGCCGAGTACCGCGAGACCGTTACCTAGCCGTTACGCGCAGCCCGCCGGGCCCTGCGCTGCTCGCGCCTACGCGCTCGCTCGTCGTCGGTCATTGACGTAGTTCGTTCGTTGTGCGTACGAACCGTCTTCCGGACGAGCTTCTCCTGGTAGTCGCTGACGCCCTGGCGGAGCTCCCAGCGCTCCATCGCGTCGGTCTTCACCGCGTCCACGTCCGGGTGGTAGG